TCCATTATTACTGAATTAACAGTAGAGGAGTTTGCAATTGATTCTACAGAAATATTTATTTGTCAAGAACTTGCAACTAAGAATAATATTTTGTTTGCAGGTAATATAGAAAAGAAAACATTTACTATAGATGACTTTGATGCAAGGGCTGTTAGATTTAGAAATTATGCAGAAGCAGTGTCTGGTACAGGATACGTGCTTACATCTGTTGTTGACTTTACACCAGAGGATGATGGAGATAATATCTTAACTTGGTATGCCAATCCAAACGGGGTACATATAGATATTTATAATTTTAAAGAATGGGCCTCAATACCATCAGATAGAACAATAACTGCAATAACTGGATATTTGTCAGATACTATATATTTACAATATAAAGAAGGTTCTACTATATATGAAACAACTTCTAGTACTATTTCTATTACAGATACTATTTGGGATGGTACAAATTTATCTTTTATTGTTAATTCACCTGATATAAATTTTACGATAAACGCTCCTGTAATAACAACATGTGTACTTAGCAGTTCTGTTCTTTCTTCAAGAACCATGTTTTCGTATAGTTATACAGCAACTGGCGCTACTACAGTTATAGCAGATATAGTTGATACAAATCATGATTATGGAACACGTTCTATATTGCAACCAACAAATGCTGATGACTTAGATAGTTGGGATACAGCAGGTTGGTCTAATTATTTTGATGATCATGATGGTATAAATAATTATAATAATCCAGATAATGATCTTGATCCAGAAAAACAGTTTATATATAAATCAGATGGTATGACATTAGGTGCTGAAGGACCTAATGTTGAGATAGAATTTAAATGGGAAGATTTTGCTATAGACGATATATCGGGTACTGCCTCAACGTATTATGTTGGTACTATAGCTGATGGCTCATATAGTAATTATTCTAGTCCATTAAATGGTGGTAAATTATCATGGCAACGAGATGAAGTATATAGATTATTTATAAGTTTCAAAAATAATAGAGGACAAGATACTGAACCAAAATGGATATGCGATCTTAGGATTCCGAAAATGATAGATTCTATTTATGGTGTAATTGCTAATAGGATATTTTCTATGACTCAAGCTAGGAGAGTATACCCTGTTATAAAAATTAAATCTGGTTCTTGGCCAACTGATGCAGTATCTGCACAAGTTTATAGGGTTCCTAGGAATAAAGAAGATCGTCAGATTGTAACACAGGCTTTAGCTTATCCGTTTACTAATATATCGGGTTGGTATCTTAATAGGGGTAATACAGCATTAGATTATTATTCTAGTGGTAATGAAAACTTAGTAAAATTAGTATCTCCTGAAATAAATATAACAAAGAATATTACAAAGTCTGGCAATGATTATTTAGAATTTTTAACAGACTTTAGTTCTGATTATGTTTCAACTGGTGGGTATGGTTCTTTAAACGAAAGGTCTATTATTAAATGTAGGGCTAATACTGTTAGGACTGCTTTTGCAGCAAATGATTATACTGATATAGTTAATACTACAAATGTTATACCACTTGATGATCAACCTAATTATTCAGTTGGTGGCGTAACCTTCTATAATTATAATGATGTAGAATATATAAATGCTAAAGGTTCTACAGGACTTGTTGTGAAATATTCTAATAACTCTTGGACTGCAGAAGGCAAAACATTAGCGTTAGTTAACTATAAGAACAATTGTTGGAATTCACAGTACGGTGGGTTAACATATGAGAATAGGCAGTTTAATAATATGATTCCTTGTTCAGATGTAATCTATACTACTGGTACATGGACAGATTGTAATTATGGGGATACATTTATAACATACTTTGATGTATCAACATTGTTATATGATATGGATATTGCAGAAGGTAATTATAGTAGTTACTCAAAGAACGAATCTATATATGTCCCAATAGAGTCTTCTATAAATTGTAACTTAAGATCTGGTGGGTTTGAAACACATAAACAATATAATGTGGCTCACTCATACATGATACAAGAAGAGCTTGGGGCACATATGTTTACTGACACTCGTGATACATTACATGTGTTTAATCAAACAGACGATATGTATAAATACAATACTGTATATTCTCAGCAACCTTTGCTTGCAGCATTAGTATCTATTGATGAAAGTCGTCAAACTGAAACTGTATTTGATACACAGATTAAAGCATCTCTGCCAAAACTTAATGGTGAATATGTAGATTCATGGACTAAGTTTGGTGTTAATGAAACAATTGAAGTTGATAGTTTATATGGTTCATTAAATGCTTTATTAGAATATGGTCACTCCTTGTATTTCTGGCAAGACAAAGCATTTGGTACATTATCTGTAAATGATAGATCTGTTATACAAGACAATAATACTTCTCAACTTGTATTAGGTACAGGTGGTGTATTAGATAGATATGATTATATCTCTACACAAAAAGGTTGTGAAGACAAGTTTTCTGTTGTGGCTGGCGTTGCAGGTATATATTGGATAGATAGAAATAATAGATCTATTAATAGATTTGCAGAGTCACTTAGCGACTTAGCTTTACAGAAAGGTGTTAAGTCATTATTCTTATTAGACGAGAACTTAATTAATTGGTCAACCTATTTATCTGTACAAGATAAAGAGAATAATGAAGTAATATTTACTTTAGCTGACTATGTAAATGGTAGCATGGTATCACCTGGTATAAACGAGCATGATTTGAATAAACCATTTACATTATGTTTTAATGAAACAATAGATATGTTTAATTCTATATATTCATTTGTACCATATGTATATATACCATACAAGAATACATACTTAACTAATAGTAGGCATAATGTTAATGTATCAAATATGCCAGCTAATCTATTGTTTGTACACAATGTGAATGAAAATGTACAGGCAAGAAATAATTTTTATGGGTTATATTATAACGATGTAATTGGTCGTTATAGGTCAAAGGTTAGGCTGGCATTTAATCCATATTATCTTAACACAAAAGTATTTGACAATCTGTTTATTAATGGGGAGGTTAAAATATCTTCAAATACTACAGATGTTTATAAGAGAAACGTCAATGAATTAATGGATAATGAATTGTGTCCTGTTCATGACGTGTTATTCTATAATGATTATCAAACTACAGGTGTTACAGATTTAGTTTATAAATCTAATTTAGAACGTAGAGAACGCGTATGGTCTACAGTTATTCCTAGGAATGCCGTTAATGTTCCTTACGGTTTTCAAGCCAATGATCCTACAATAGAAACCTTAACTCATCGTACTGATTTTCAAGAGAGGATGAGAGATAAGTATTTAGTATGTGAGTTTAATACAAATATTCCTACTACTAATACTGACTCTTATAGGTTTATTATAGAAAACTTAGGTGTTGTATATAGAAATTCTTACAGATAATGAGTAGTATAAAAATTAAAAAATCTAAGCAGGGGAGTTTACATAAGCACCTAGGTGTGCCGCAGGGTAAGAAAATCCCTGCTAGCAAACTTAAAATTAAATCCACAGATAGTCCTGCTATTCGTAAGAAGAAGCAGTTTGCTATTAATGCTAAGAAGTGGAAACATGAGGAAGGTGGTTTGATACCTGAATATTCATGGGGTGGTGTATTAGCAGATACAGCAGCTGGTGCTGGTATGGGTGCTTTAAGTGGTAGTGCAGTTCCAGGTATTGGTACAGCAATAGGTGCTGTAATTGGTGGAGCTGGTGCATTTCTTAAAGGAGCTGTAGGTGAAATAACAGGTAATAAAGAAGAGAAGTTAGCTTTAGCTAAACAACGAGTAGATCAAGCAAATGCTGGATTTAATAACATAATGGGTCCTGGTTTACAGAATCCTTTTACTGCTACATTTGCAATGGGTGGTAAAGTTGGTATGGTTAATGCAGAAATTGAAAAGGGTGAAACAGCTTTATCTCCAGATGGCACTATGCATAAATTTCAATTACCGTCTCATGCTAATTCGGTAGGAGACAATTTTAAATCTTTTGATCCAGGTACTATGATATTCAGTGATAAATTAAAATTCAGTAAAAATAAAACATTTGCTCAGGAACAGAACAAATGGCTTAAACTATCTGCAAAAGCAGATAAGACAATAAAGAATCCTGGGTCAACATTCTTAAATAAGAAAACAGCCAACCTTAATAAACAGAACTCATTAAAAATGAGCGTTGATTTATTTGGTAAACAGGAAGCTATGAAGATGTCTAAAGGGGGTAGTGTACCAGGCAAGTTTTGGGGTGGTGGTACAGCTCCATGGTGGCAACAAGGACCGTTTTATCCTGGTAGTGGATATACTGCAAATGGTGTTAAATATCCATCCTCAGATGCAACTTTTAATGCAATGACATACAATGTTAGACCTGGTACATATAATAATCCATATCAATTAGGTCAAGTAAATGTACAAGATACTGCTCAACAACCTCAAAGTAATTGGCGTTTTTATAATGCTGGTTTGACACCAAACAAAAGACAACCTGTTAACTTACTTGATCCGTTAGGCAGATTACAAACATATAGTGGTGGAGTATTACCAGAAACAACAATTACTGGTCAAACTAAAGCACCAGCAAATAATCAAACTGCTAATATTTCTACAGTTCCTGCAGTTGATAATACTATGGAAACTAGAGCATTAAGAGACCAAATATTTGCAGATAGTTTTGCTCCTGTAATACCTAATGTTGCTACAACCAATGCTGCTTCTCCTTTAAATACAGCTACTCAATTAGCCAATATGCCATCTTATAAACCAAATGGTATTCAAGGTGGTGGTGATGGAATGAATTGGGGCAATGTTGGTATGCAGGCCTTAGCTCTTGCTCCAGATATTTATAATCTTGGTCAAGCATTATTTAGTAAACCTGAAAAGATAGAACGCAGTAGATATTTTAATCCTTATACAAATCAAATACGTTCACGAATGAATGATCGTAGATTTAATATAGATCCTATACTTGCTGCAAATCGAAATGCTAATGCTATATATAATAGAAACGTTAGTAATGCTTCTGGTGGTGATCGTTCTAGATTATTATCTAACTTATTGGCTGGTATGACAGGTAGACAATCTGCTGATGCAGCAGCATATTCACAGAAGATTAATATGGATAATCAATACGCTGCTGAACAGGCACAAATGGATTATAATCTTGGTGCTATGAATGCTAATGCATTGGCAATGAGAGATGATATTAATGCTCGTAATTTAGCAGCTAAACGTAACTTTGGTGCAGCTGCAGCGTCTGGTATGCAAAGGTATGCACTCAATCAGATGCAGATGGATAACCAATTAGCTTCACAAAGAGCATATTTAGATGTTTTAGAAAGAGTAAATCCATTCTTTAATCCTTGGTTAAATTTGGATCAATTAAAATCTTATGGTAAATACAATAGATAATTATGGCAAGAATTAACAGATATGATACTCCTGCGGAGAGTAATTACTTTAATACATTTGTACCGTTACCATTAGATCAGATTACTGCTCTTGGTATGAAACGTCAAGAAGATCTTGAACGTAAACAAGATTTATTTTCTAGGTCAGTAGACGATGCATCTATGATAGATTATGTACCTGGTTCTGTTGATGAAAGCAGAGTTAAGAACGAATTTTTACCACAGATACAAAGACTTGCTGAAGAAGCAATGTCTATTGATCTTAGTAATCCTGTTGAGTGGGCTAAATATTCTACTAAAATAAAAAGATTGTCTGTATCAGATGATATAAAAAGAATTGAACAATCCGCTGCTGCTTATAAGCAAGCATTGGCTGTAGCAAATGAGCAACGGATGAGAGGAGTATATAATCCTTTATTAGATGATACATTAAAAAAAGCTAAGTCTCTTGATAGTAGAAATGAAATCTTTAATTATGTTCCTGAATCACAGATTGATAAATCTAAGTTGTTTGAACCTTACTATAAAGATATAGGTCAAGATTATAGTGTTCGTGTTAATGTTGGGACTAAAGAAAATCCTTTATGGGTGCTTAGACAAGGTATATCTGATAATAAAATTAGATCAATAGGAGCAAAAGCTGCTCAAGATTTAGCTGCTACTGGAGGAGGAAATCAGATAGTTCGATTAGCTCGTATGGAAAATCCAGCATTATATGCTGATATGACTGATCGAGAAATACTTGAATCCCAAATGTATGAATATGGTAAATCTAGAGCCGATTTTAAAGACCAGATTTTACCAGAAAATATGCAAGGT